TATATACAAACTTAGAGGAGTAAAATAATGTCTACAATTTCAGATTTCAAAAATAACTTTAGAGGTGGGGTTCGACCCAATCTATATAAAGTTGTAGTTAATGCGCCGATTATTGGGCAGTTAGATTTGCAGTTTCTAGGAAAGGCAACACAAATTCCTAGTTCTAATATATCTAATATTGATGTTGCTTATCGTGGTCGTTTATTAAAAGTTCCGGGAGATCGTAACTTTGAAGATTGGACTGTAACTGTTTTAAGTGATCCAGAATGGCAAGCTAGAACATCAATGGAATCTTGGATGAATGCTATTCAAAATCATTCACAGAATAGAAGTTCTGTTTCGGCTACTAATGTTTATGGTAATGCTACAGTTTCACAATTAAATCGTGATGGTGGAGTTCTTAGGACATATCGGTTACAAGATATCTATCCTACAACCTTAACTGCTATTGAATTATCAATGGAAGCTGATGGTGCACCGGAAGAATTTGCAGTAACATTTGCTGTTAATAATTACACAGTTGATGGTGCTGGTATGGATGGTTCTCAATCTGGTAGTGGAATTGATATCTCACTCAGTGGTTCTCTTAACATTGGTGGTGTAACAATCTCAGGAAGTATTTAAAGCTTTAAATAAGGGGGAGAATTAACTCCCCCTTTTTTATTTTAAGGGAGATAAATATGCCTATAGTAAGTGATGAAAGAGATGCTTAGTACAACCTTTAATATGAAAAAACAGGAGATAAATTATGGCTGGGTTTGAATTATTTGGTTTTGAAATAGCAAAGAAAGAAAAACCAGGAAAAACTTTCGTAACACCAGAAAATCTTGATGGATCAACACAAATTGTTGAAGGTGGTGGAGTATATGGTCATTACTTAGATACTGGTGTTGATGCTAAAGATGAAAATGTTTTAATTAAAAAATATCGAGAAATGTCCATGTCACAAGAAGTTGATATGGCAATTTCTGATGTTGTCAATGAATCAGTTGTGCATGAAGATGGTCGATCATCTATTAATCTTTTTCTTGATAATACGAACCAAAGTAATACAATTAGAGAAAAAATTGTAAACGAGTTTAAAAATCTTTTAAGACTATTAGATTTTAATAGAGTTGGTTCTGATTTATTTCGTAAATGGTATATTGATGGAAAAATTTATCATCATATTATCATTGATCCAGAAAAAATACAAGAAGGTATAAAAGAGTTAGTACCTGTTGATGCTTTAGATATACAAAAAATAACAGAACTAAAAAAAGAAAGAGATCCCGTGACCGGTGTAGATATGGTCGTGGATAAAAAAGAATATTTTGTGTATCAGCCAGATACTAAGGCAGGTACATTCGGTACTGTTAAAACTCAATCAGATTTAGTTCAGGTTGCATTAGATTCGATTTCTTATGTCCATTCTGGTATGGTGGACAATCAAAAACAAATTATTATAGGTTATCTATACAAGTCAATCAAACCTTATAATCAATTAAGGATGATTGAAGATTCACTTGTTATTTATCGTTTGGCGAGAGCACCTGAACGAAGAATATTTTATATTGACGTTGGTAATCTACCGAAAACAAAAGCAGAACAATATCTACGTTCTGTAATGGATAAATACAAACAAAAAATAATTTATAATGCTTCCACTGGTGAAGTAGAAGATCAGAAGAAACAAATGGCAATGTTAGAGGATTTCTGGTTACCACGGAGAGATGGTGGACGAGGAACTGAAATTTCTACATTACCATCAGGTCAGAATCTTGGTGAGATTGAAGATATTGAATATTTCAGAAAGAAACTTTATCAGTCTTTAAATATTCCTATTTCACGAATAGAAGGAACTGAACAAACTGCTTTTAATTTAGGTCGTTCTTCAGAAATTAATAGAGATGAAATTAAGTTTGCTAAGTTTGTTGCCAAATTACGACATAGATTTTCAGCTCTTTTTACAGATTTATTAAGAATACAATTACTCTTAAAAGGTATTATTGGTGAAGATGATTGGGGAGATATTGCTGATAATCTTGAATATATTTGGACAAAAGATTCTCATTATGCAGAATTAAAGAATAATGAAATTCTTAGAGAACGAATGGAACTCTTACAGATGGTTGATGAGTATAGTGGTAAGTTTGTTTCCGATCAATGGATTAGAAAACGAATCTTGCGTCTAACGGATGAAGAAATAGAACAAATCAGGAAAGATAATCAGAAAGCTGGTAAAGGTGATCCAGATGATTTCGATATTAATCCGGATCTGGTTGCACCAGTTGATATTCATAGGTAATTTAGATGAAAACATATAAAGAACTAGTGCAAGAAGATAAAGAAGATGATGATTTGAAAAAGACAATGAAAATTGCAAATGTAAAAATGTCTTTTGCAAAAAAAATGAAATCAAAAAGGAAACAACAAAAAGCATCTTTAGATAGGGAGAAGGATACAAAGAAAAAAAAAGCAAAGAAGAAAACACAAGATACAGATTTAAAAAACCTTAAAACTAATGCAAAAAACACAATAAAATCAATACAAAAATCGAAGTAGAAAAAGCTTTAGAGGAGATATGGAACTAATAAAATCTAGTTTTATTAAACATTTTAAAAAAAAACTTTCTGTTCCTGACTTAGATAATATTAATGAAGCTATTCATTATGCATTTAAATTAACAGATAGTTATGGTATTAATAGGTTGAATAAATCTATATTTGAAGCATCTATTAAATATAATATTAATGAAGAAACATTGAAAGATAATATTGATAATTTTTTTGAAAGGACTACTAATGAGTGAATTAACAAATAATATTTTTAAAAATATTTTAGCTAAGAAGTTTAATCAAGCTAATAAAGGTTTTGATAGTGTTATGAAAAGTAAAGTATTTACAGGTATTGATAATTTTAAGAAAACTTTTGTTTATAATCCTAAAGATTCTTCTGGTGAGGAAATACCTGCTGAAGCACCGAAGGAGGCGCCAAAAGAAGATGTTTGAAGCTCTTTCAAAACAAGCACGAATGAAAATGTCGCGTGTTATGAAAGCAAAAAGTAAAGTAATTGCTCTCAAACGTAAAATAGCAATGAATCGAAAAGCTCCTCCAGAGAAGTTAAAAAAGCGTGCTATGAAAAAGGCACGAGAAATTTTGTTAAAAAAGATTTTAAAGGATCGCGATAAAAACGATTTATCATTTGGTATGAAACAAGAAATAGAAAAAAAATTAGATAAAAAAAAAGCAGTAATTAAAAGGATTGCTAAAAGACTTTTACCATCAATTAAAAAAACAGAACAGGAAAGAATGGCTAAAAAAGGAGAAAAATAGATGAAACTTATTACAGAACACATGCAGGATCTTGAATATATTGTTGAAGGTAAAGGTAAAGACCAATATATTCGTGGAGTATTTATGCAGTCAGATGTAAAAAATCAAAATGGTCGAGTATATCCTTATTCTGTTTTGAAAAAAGAAGTAAAACGATATACAAGTAAATTTGTTAATGAAGGTCGAGCTCTTGGTGAGCTTGGACATCCTATGGGTCCTACTATTAACCTTGATCGTGTTTCTCATCTTATCACGGAGTTAAATGAGGATGGTAAGAATTTTGTTGGTAAAGCAAAAATTATGGATACACCAAACGGTAAGATTGTAAAAAATCTTCTTTCATCAGGTGTTAGACTCGGTGTAAGTTCTAGAGGATTAGGAACTATTAAAGCAAATAAAAAGACTGGAGTAAATGAAGTACAAAAAGATTTTACATTAAGTACAGTTGATATTGTAGCAGATCCATCAGCACCTGCTGCATTTGTAGATGGTATCATGGAAGGTAGAGAATTTAGTGCTACAGGTGAACTTGAATATGCTATTAAAAAAGAGATTAAAAATACGAAATCTAAAGATTTAGACCGGAAAAAACTTGAAACTTTTGAAAAATTTCTTGGAAATCTTTAAAAAACACTAGACTTTTCTAATATTATAAATATATATAGACTTAAAACACAACCTTAAAGGAGAAGTAACATGGCTACTGAAGAAGTTGAAGTTGTAGAAGATGGAGAAAGTGATAAAGAATTGGAAGATAAAATTATGGAAGCTGCCAAAGCTCTTGCGAAAAAGAAATTAAAAAAAGAAGAAGAAGATGAAGAAGAGGATGAGGAAGAAGTAGAAGAAGGTGAACTTCCCCCTGCTTTGAAAAAGGCAATTGACGCGAAGAAAAAAGATGGTGGTGATGATGAAGAGGAAGATGACGAGGAAGAAAAAGAAGAAGATAAGAAAGTAAAGAAAGAAGCAAAATCTAGTAATGAAAAATTAGGAAGTCCTGACATTGATCCTAAAAAAGGTCGTTCTGACAAAGAGGATGACGAAACTGCTGGTGTAAAACCTGCAAAGAAAGATAAAGCTAAAAAGTCTGATGCTTCGGCAAAACAAGAAGAAATCGAAGTAGATGTTTCTGATGATGTTGCCGCTCTTATAGATGGTGAAGAACTTTCTGAGGAGTTTAAGACAAAGGCTGCTACAATTTTTGAAGCTGCTGTTAAATCTAAAATTTCTAAAATTAGAAAACAGATTCGGGAAGAATCTAAAAAAGAACAAGAAGAGCGTATTGAGTCTATGCAGTCAGAAATGACAGAGAACATGGATAATTACCTCAACTATGCTGTAAAAGAATGGATGGAAGAAAATAAACTCGCTGTTGAACAAGGTGTTCGCAACGAAGTTACAGAGAGTTTTATTTCTGGTTTGAAGAAGTTGTTTGAAGAGCATTATATTGATGTTCCACAAGAGAAGGAAGATGTATTTGAAAATCTAGTTGTTGAAGTCGCTGAGTTGGAAGAGAAACTTGACGAACAAACATCTAAGCATATGGAAACGGTGAAAGAATTAAATACTTATAAAGCTAAAGATATTTTCAAAACTATTTCTGATGGAATGACTGATACTGATACGGAAAAATTTTCTGAATTAACAGAAGATGTTGATTACGATACTGATGAACAGTACCGTGAAAAACTAAATGTTATTAAGAATAGCTATTTCAAATCAGACAAAAAAGAAGTAACAGACAATAAGAAAACTGCCGGTACTAATAATCCAGTTGTAGATGGAAAAAGTGATGGTTACATGGATAGTATTATGAGTGCAATTTCTAACGGTACTAAAAAGTAAACTAATTTATGGAATGAATGATAACACAAAAATTTAACTAAATTAATAATTAAAGGAGATACAAATGTATTTATCTGAAACTATCAAGGAAAAATGGGCACCAGTAATGGAGCACGCAGACCTTGAGGCAATTAAAGATCCATATAAGCGTGATGTAACATTGCGT